GGCACAACCTTTCCAACGATAGTCAAGACTGGGCCAATAGCGGCAAGCAAACCTGTGAAAACAACGACCATTTTTTTAGTGCTTGACGACAGATTACTCCACCAACTTATTACTTCTCTTACTTTTGGAATGACCTTCTCCCTCAAAACATCAATGACTTTGTTAAAGGCAGGTACGAGTTCCATAGCAAGCTCGGTTTTAAGTTCGCTGAAGCTTTGCTTTAGTTTGGTAACATTATCGGTAACCTCGCCAGCGATTCCGGCTTGTTCATTAGATACGATTCCGAGTTCTACCGCTTCGTCTTTTAAAGCTTCGACTTGTTCTGACGTTGCCGATAAAACCTGAGTCAATTCGCTGCCTAGTTTATCGCCAAATATCTCGTTAGCAATTGCTGTTCTGGTCGCTTCATCACCGCATTCCGATAACGCGTCTCTCAGCTTCTCAAACGCCTCTTCGGTATTAAGTCCTGCAAAATCCTCCGATGTAAGGCCGATTAGACCTAGCTTCTCATTAACTTCATCAATATCACCGTTTGCTATATCACCAAGCATTCCGTTGACCTTGACAAAAGCCTTGAAAAGCTTATCTGAATCAACCGCCAAGATCTCGCTTGCGTACTGCCACTCCTGATAGGCTTCAGCTGTCAAATAAACCTTTGATGCGGTATCGCCAATCTCATCAGCAGATTCAAGCGCTTTATAAGACAAGGTGGCAAGTGCTGTCGTAGCCCCGACAATAGGAAGAGTCAGGCTCTTAGTCAATGTCGAGCCAAGTTTTGCAACATTGTCCCATTTCACATTTCCCAAAGAGGTGATTTTTTTCTTCGTATTTTCAAGCTCGGTGTTCAGTTTTGAAACATCCGCTTCAGCATATGTGACGCTGCGTTGTATCTTATTGAATTCCTCTTGGCCTATAGAGCCAACTTCCAGGGCTCTCTTCACCTCGGCAAGTTTCTCTTTCTGAGCTTCAAGCTTCTGCTTTGTGATCTCCAATGTGAAGTTGAGGGATTCTTGCTTTTTCTTCCATAGGTCGACATTAGTAGGATCATACTTAAGCTGAGTCTTGATAGCCTTAAGATCCGCCTGTTGCTCTTTAAAATCGCTTCTAAGGCTCTTAAGCTTGGTATCAAGCTCAGTTGTATCGAGTCCTAACTTAATGTTTAAACCCTTGATAGTTTCTGCCATATCTCTCACCTCCTACAGTAGAAATTTATCAATATCACTTTGTGAAGCCTCCACCTTTCCCTCATCACTGTTCTGCTTATTAAACAGATCAAGCAATTCGAGATAGGTATCGATATCAATGAAAAAGGCATCCCCTATTGAGATGCCCATCTGCGCTAGATTGAAAATGATATTGCTGGTTGCTTTATGCCTGTCTTTGGTATTTCTAGGGATTTGTTGGCGTTGTTTTGCTTTTGGATTGCGTAAGAAACTCCCCAATAATACCTGTTATTGTTTCTAGCGTATCTTTATCAGTGATGATTCCAAAGTCAAAGCCATTCAAGAATTCTTCATAAGAAATCTTGTTAAAAGGCTTATTTAAAATGTAGATGATTTGGAATAAAACCTCGATGACCTTTGTTAGGTCTTTGGCATTCTTATTGTCTACGCTAAGCTTTGTGACGTCATCAAAAAGGTCGGTTCCAAAAGTAGTTTTATAATCGATGACAGTGAACAAAGATGACCTTAATCTATATTCCTTCTCACCAATTTTTACTGATTTTTCCATTATCTGTTTCCTCTCTTTCTATTCATTGCTAGATGCTTTTAATGATGGAAGCTTAGGCGCGCTTTCAAGGAAGGCATCGTAGTTAGAATCGCCCTTATAAGCAGTGACGTGACTTGTATAGTTATCGTCATTAATCTTTATAGGACGTGCTGTAATAGTTAGCTGAATAGCATTTGCTTCAGCTGAGTCGCCTTTTGTCTTAGTCGATTCGGAGACTGGCGTAGCTGTGCAAAGGAAGTACCAGACGCGTCTTGCCTTTACATCGCCTTGGATTTCAAAACCCAAAGCAAAGGTTACGGGAGCAGCATTTGTGATTTCCACCAAATTCCCCTCAGTGGTTTCCTTATATCCTAGGATATTCTTTTTGAATTCATCGGTTAATTCGGTAAGCGTCAAGGTAATGGTTCTGCCACTATTTGAAACAAGCTGATGAACAATGGTATCGTCAGCGTTCACGTTTGTGGTTCCGCCTATTAACTGGCTGGAAAATTCCTGTGCGCCAGGAAGAGCGACTGGAATTCCGTATGTCCAAGTCTCTCCATCAACAGTTGAAGCCAATGAATAATGGACATTTCGAAGTCCGAAAGTAACAATATTGTTTTTTGCCATTTTTATATTTCCTCCATGGTAATTTCGTATGCTCTACTGACTGATTTATCCAAATTGATATATTCACTAGTCAATGAATAAGAAAAACCAGCTTCTAATAAAGCGTTTTGAAGTTTAGTTTCAAGCGAAACATCCTTCTTTTTTGTGACTAAAGTAATCTGCAAGACACCCTTATAATAGATTGCCTTGTTATCTACGTGCGTCATAGAACGGCTCGATATTTCCTGATATACAATATAAGGCAGTTCGACTTGCGTCTCATTGTCATAAACATTGCTTCCATAAAACACCTTGCCTTCAAGGACGCCGCTTAAAATCTTGAATACGTCTCCAAGAGTCATACATTTTCACCTCTGATAATTCTCTTTATGTCATCGATCATTTCAGGAGCAAAAGCATCATAGGCAGGTCGCATGAACGGCTGTGCCGCTACATGTTTCCCGCTTCTGTGCCTGAAGCCAAGTTCAATCAAATGAACGAGTCTTCCTTTTGTTTTTGATGAGATGTAGATTATCTTTTCGAGTCCAGAACCCGTTTCCGTTTTCACAAAAGAGTCCGCCAAATGATTAGTTCCGTATCCGCTTCTAGGACAATGCTCGCTTACATAAGCAAGGACATCGTCAGCTGCTTTTTCAAGCTTTGCTAAGGCTTCTTCTTGAACATCATTTGAATACCCTTCTATAATCTCGGAAAGTTTATCTGGAAGTTTATCTAATTCAACATCCATTTATCTCCTCCTTATTCAGATCAGAAGTCACAAGATATAGTTCTATGAATTGACCAGTTATATATGTTCTTTCAATTTTGTAAATTACATTATTCAGAAGCGCATACTTGCTTCCATCATACGAAAGTACCTGCAAAACCACCTTGAATTCAAAATTGACATCCTGCGATTTAGCGCTTTCGTACTCGCTTGTTGTGATGGACCTGATTATTCCATAGGCTTCTTTCTTCGATAAGACCTCTAGGTTCTTTGTGCCGATCGAATCAGTGACCGACCTAACCGACAAAAGGAAAAGAGATGCATTTCTGGCATTAGGAATCATGACTGATTACCTCGCTTCTTGTAAGCACAAGTTGACGAGCAAGAATATCAAAATTGGAAGGCAGTTCTTTGACGCTACCATCACTTTTGAAACCATAAAAGGTCTTAACATAGATAAGGATCAATGACTCCAATAAGGTATCATCGCTTTTGGCGTCTTCTTTACTTAGCCCAATGGAGACCAAGTACACCTCACATGAATGGATGTGAAGTGTGATTTCGTCATCGGCAAACGTATCTTCATTTGAGATCATCAGTGCTTTCTTAACTGTTGCTAAGAAACTTGTTTCATCCCTTGCTGCCATAATGCATCTCCTCCTTTAGCTAATTAGTTGAGCTTTCTTTGGCTGCGGCTGCGGCTTTCTTGACCCTTAAGAATCCGTTGTAGCCGACAACATTGCCGCCAGTGAAGACGGAAGCCTTGTAGCAGATAATGCCATCCTTGAACTTGTAATCAGTGGATTTCCCGATTTCAACTGGTGAGAAGACTGGGACTTCATAGTTCTTTAAGGAACCATAAGCAATGCAGTATTCTCCTGCAACGGTTGCAGAATCGGACAATGCCTTGCAATTTGAATTGATAACATAAGGAATGCCATCAATGGTTTGTGCGACATAGTCGATAGTATGGACTTTTCTGCCTTCAGCAGTTCTCAACTTGGCAAATGCTCGTAAGTCATTCTTGTTGAGGATAAGGCAGGCGCCACCTTCAACTTCCTCATCTCCGCCATAGGCAAAGACGATATCATCAAGGGTTGTATCGGTGATTTCGCTGATTTGGAGCGGAGTGGAATCCGCAAGAGCTACAGCTTCATCAGAGAAAATGCCTGTAAAGGTATTAGAAGTTCCTGCGCCTTTTAAGATTTGCTGAGAGATCTTCTTTCTTAGCGAAGCATTGATATTCTTCAACACTTCAGCCTGATAAGGAAGAGCTGGCAACTTTTCAAGTTCCTCGGTGATTTCCGTATAAGCAGTAATCTTGACTTTGGTAATAGTCAAATAACCGAATTTAGGCTCTGTTTCGGTATAAGCAGCGCCTTCGAGGGTTAATCCAGCATCCCCACTAGACTTAACAAAGCTTTTCTTGTAGGTTTCACCGCCGTTCAAGTTGACGACGTTGACCTTGTCTACCAATGTAGACACTTCGCTGAATGGAACTGGTGAGATTTCGCTGGCAGTATGTTCAGGTAGTAAGATTTCATCGCTGGCAACAGTAATAGTTCTACCTTCTTTGATATCCTTGCCGCGTTTTTCAAGTTCCTCAGTGGTCATACCTTTTGTTTCGATGATTTGAAGAGGCTTCACTTCGCTCTTTGAAGCAATGTTCATCTTCTTCTCGATCATCATTCTTTCCTCTTGGAGAGAATCGCATTCCCTTTCGAATGCAGCTAATTTGTCCACATCCTTTTCGTCAGTAGAGGATGTTCTGATCTCAGCCAATCTGGCCTCGATCTCTTCTTTTCGTTTCATTAAATTCATGATAATTTTTCCTCCTATATCCTTGTTTTAATGTTGATCTTGTTTCTGATAAGCTCTGCTTCCTTTTCACGTTTAGCTACATCCATAGCCTTTAGTTCGGCATCCACCAAATCTAAAGAGCGTGAGTAGATAGAAGTCCCGTCATAAGCGGGGAGGTCCACCACTGAAACATCGTAAAGTCGATCGATGCTTTCGATTTTTCTTAGTGGAACCTTAGCGCTTCTATCCCAGCTTTGTTTTGAAACAGTGAAGGCAAAACTCATCTTATCTAAAAGCCCGGCGCGGACCATTTTGTACACGTCCTCATTTGAGTGTGTATCCAACAGTTCTGCGTGAACCTTTAAACCATGTTCGTCTATGCTAAGAGTCAAAGACTTGTTCTTTGTCCTAGCTAAAATTAAAAAGGAGTCCATATGGTTATACTTAAGTGGAACATCCCTCATCTGTGTATTGGCGAGTGCCTCAGGAGTTACTATTTCCCTGAAACCTCTCTCCTCATCGCCTATCAATGTTTCCTGATTGAATACAATTGCGTATCCCTCGAGGATCATTTTGCCTTCAGTTTCTTCAAATCTAACTTCAGCAAGTCTTGTTTCTTTATTGTTCATCTATCTTGTCCTCCTTGGATGAATCTTCGTCTTCATTCACTTGATATTTATTCGCCTTAGATGCATCTACATAATTCAGGGACTGCAATCTTTTATCCCCGCCTTCTACTGGCTCCAATCCTAATAAAGACCTGGATTCATTAAGTGACATGATTCCGAGTCCCATAAGTTTTTCAATTGCGCCAACTTTTGTATTCCAAGATGCATATTGAAGCCTCTCAGAAAAGAAGATGACTTCCTCTCCTCTTTG